TGGGAAGTAATTACTAGAAATAGTAAAGCTATTATATTATGTCATGGGACTCCTAGAACTTTTATGGGACTCCTAAATAATAAACAAGGAATGGAGATTATATGATAAAAAATATTTTAAATATCCACAGAGACATGATGTTTAATTTCATGGAAGTAACAGATATGGATGAATATGGTTTAGCATGGTTTTGTTTTTTAAAGGGTGTAATATTTACATCCATTATAGTTTGGTTATTTTAAATGACTAAGTGGTTATATAATAAACTAGTACCACATGCTCTAAGGTTTAGAGAGTGGTCACAAGGTAAAACTTGGGTGCAAATACCACTAGGGATACTGATTCTATGGTTATTAGGATTTGCAAATCCCTACTGGTGTGTGTATCCAGTGTGTTGGATACAATAAATTATGATTAGAACATTATTAGGAAGTAAAATACATGGGTGCATCTGTACCGATGTAGATTTAGATTATGAAGGCAGTATATTAATTGATGAGGATTGGATGGATGAGGTGGGACTCCTAGTCCATGAACAGGTTGATGTATATAATAAAACAAATGGTAACCGACATACAACTTATGTCCTACCATTACCCAGAGGTTCTAATGAGGTCTCAGTCAATGGTGCTGGTGCTCATTTAACCGATATAGGTGATGAGTTGATTATTTGTTCTTATATACAGTTAGATGAGAGTAACGAGACACTTCCTCTCAATCATACTCCGAAAATTAAGATAATAGACCCTAAAGACCGACTTTATAGAGAACTTTTGGGGTTGAGTTGATGGAATATACAGTATTAGTCTTTCATATGGTGGTTTTAGTACCTATGGTGTACTTTATATGGAAGGATGGTTATAATAAAGGAAAAAGAGATGCCACAGTTTACAGGATTAAAAAGTAACTTTTACACAGGTATAGTCGAAGACCGAAACGACCCATTACAGGTTGGTCGTGTTCGTGTTCGTATATTTGGGTTGCATACCGATGATAAGTCCCTTATAGGGACTCCAGACTTGCCGTGGAGTGATGTTTTGATGCCAAGTACTACTTCTGCACTCTCTGGTATGGGTTCTTCTCCACATGGACTTGTAGAAGGTTCTACAGTCATGGGATTCTACCGAGATGAGGATGATATGCAAGATTTTGTGGTCATTGGGTCTCTATTTGGAAAACCGACCAAGTATTATAAGTCTGCATTGGGTTCTGAGGATGAAAAAGCAGTACTGAGAAGTCCAGAACATGGATTTAATGACCCTAGACTGAATGAAATCAGTGATTATAAGCAAACTAATGATGGTCAGAAGATGGGTAATAAGAATAATGGAAGAAATTGGAGTTATTCTTCCTCTCTAGAACTATCTCCGAGAAGACCAGATGAAATAAAATTTAATATTGATGGTTCTGGTACTGAAATTGTGCAACCAGATAAGGGAGTAAACTATCCCAAAGAAGATTATACTAAAATAAAACATTCAGATATTAATATGGCTGCAGTAGATAAGAATGCTTATCCGAATAATATGATTGAATTGCAAGAAGGTGAAACAGTTAAAGAAGGTATCGACTCAGCAGGTAAGAAAATGACTCGTATATCACAAGTCAATCCTCAATATCCATTTAATCATGTCTGGGAATCCGAATCTGGTCATGTACTAGAGATGGATGACACCCCTAATTCCGAAAGATTACATATGTACCATAGGTCTGGGACTCGTTTAGAAATATTACCAGATGGGACTCAAACCATGAAGGTCGTAAATAATAATTACGAGATAACATTAAAAGATAAAAAAATATTAATTGGTGGTAGTGCAGATATAGAACTTATGAATGGTGATTATAATATAGTTACTAGAAAAGGTAAAGTAGATGGAGAAGATAATGGTGGTAATGTTTTTATTACATGTGACTCCGATATTAATTTAAAAGCAGATGGTGCAGTTATAATAAAAGGTAAAGTTTCTATTAATGGAAATAAATACGACCCCAAATAAAATATTATGACCGAAGAAAATAATTCTCCTTTAACAATTACTATTACTAAAGGTACTGCTGTTGCAGAAGTCCCTTGTCCCCAAGTTATTATTCCAAGTGCAGATGATTTAGAAGAAGTAATAATATCTATAATAACTAACTATGGTGCAGAAGTACTTGAACCCATAGAAGAAATATTAGGTGCATTTCCATTATCTTTTACATGGCCATCTGATTTAGATATTCCAGAATTAGAATGGGAAGCAAAGATACAAGCAATCATAGAGGAATTTAAATTATATCCTATTGTCAAGATTGCAGAATTCTTAGGAGTCCCATTAACAGTTGTCGTTCCACCCTTTGGTTTAGAAGTAGATTGTAAAAAACTATTCGAAGACCCAGAGTATAAAAATGAACTTCTTAAACAATTAAAAGAAGAAATAGGTATTGACAAAATAGAAAAACTCATGTCAGAGTTTAGTGCTGAGAATTGGAATGGTGAGTTTGGTATTGACATTCCAGATATTCAATTACAGAAAGCATGGAAGGAAATGATTGAGGAACTCCAGAAGTTAATGCAAGGTGGTTTCTTAAAGAAGATTGCAGACCTACTAGAGAAAGAACCATTAGAGACTATTATAAAATCTCTACCAGACCCTATAGGATTCTTTTTAGAATTGGTCAAGTCAATTCCTAATGGTGGATTTGAATTTGATTCAGAAGAACTATTTAAGAAACTTAGAAAAGAAGCTGAAGAGGCAGGTGTTGAACTTAGAGAATATTTACTAGATACAGAAATACCTTTTGTATCCGAAGTTCCATCTATACTAGGTCTAGAAGATATCTTACCAAAGACTCTAGGTGATTTAATTAATTTAGATATTAAAGATAAACAAATAGATTTTCCTAGATGGGATGAACAAAAACTATTTGAACGATTTAAAACTTTTATAAAAGACTTGCCTCAGATATTGATTGAAGCATGTCTTGAAAAACTTACAGAACTGATTTCATTCTTTATACCACCAGAGATACCGATACCATTTACTCTATGTACATTCTTATCAGTAATTGGTTTCCCAAAAGAGATATCAGTTGAGAATCTAGTGTTAGATGGTGCATAAATACTACTATGAGTAATAACTATCTAAAAAATAAAAACACGATTACTGCAAGACAGTGGTATACAGATATAGATTTAAATATCACACCACATCCTTCTTCTGGTGACTTGGTTTTAAAACAAGATAAAGATGCAGTCAAAAGGTCAATAAGAAATATCATGTTGACCAACAATTACGAAAGACCATTCAAACCAAACTTTGGTGCAAACTTAAGAAGTCTTTTATTTGAACTTGCAGATGATATTACTAAAATGGAAATAAGACAACAAATAGTTGAAGCACTTCAAAATTTCGAACCAAGAGTTGCAGTTGATAATATTTATTTAACACAAGACAGAGCAAACAGATTGCACATCAATTTACACTATGGTGTTAGAGGTGTTAGAGAACCACAAGAATTAGAAGTTATATTACAGAGAGTAAGATAAAATGGCCACAGTAAAAAGTTCACAAGTCAATATTACCGATTTAGATTTCGATGATATTGCATCCAATCTAAAAGAATATCTTAAGGGTCAATCGACTCTTAAAGACTACAATTTCGAAGGTAGTAATATTAGTATATTGATTGACCTTCTTGCATACAGTTCACATGTATCAGCATTCAATGCAAACATGGTTGCATCTGAGTTGTTTTTGGATACTGCACAAATAAGAAAGAACATTGTTTCTCGTGCAAAAGAAATTGGTTATACTCCGACTAGTGCAACTGCCTCAATGGCAAAGATTGACCTACAGGTAAACAATCCTTTGGTTGGTGGTGAGACTCCTACTTCATTGACTATTAATAGAGGACATAAATTCAAAACTGTTTATGATGGAGTATCTTATCCATATGTTTTATTAGAAACAAAAACAATAAGTCCAATCAATGATGTATTTAAATTTGAAGGTCTTGAGTTATATCAAGGAACAATGAACTCTGATATCTTTGCATACAATGGACAAATACAAAACCAAAGATTTCCATTAACAGAAGAGTTAGTTGATACATCATCTATTACAGTTACAGTACAATCAACAGGTGGTTCATCATCTGCATGGTCACAAGCAACTGATATTAGTTCAGTAGATAAAGACAGTACAGTATGGTATGTACAAGAAAATGACCAAGGCCAATTTGAAGTATACTTTGGTGATGGTGTTATTAGTGCAGAACCTTTAGATGGTGACAACATAACAATTTCATACCTAGTAACAAACGAACAACATACAGAAGATGCAAGTGTATTTTCAATGACAGATAACATAGGTGGAAACTCCGATGTTACACTTGTAACCACACATACTTCTTCTGGTGGTAAAGATAAGGAAGGTGTTGAATCAATTAGATTTGCAGCTTCTAAATTCTATACCTCACAAAATAGATTAGTCACAGTAGATGACTATAAATCTAAACTACAAACTTTATATCCAGGCGCAGATTCAATATCAGTCTGGGGTGGTGAAGATAACAACCCACCACAATATGGAAAAATATTTATTTCAATTAAACCATCTCAGAATGTAAATAAATTAACAACATCTGAAAAGATTTTGTTAAAAGATAAAATGAGAAAATTGAATATGTTAACAGTCAGACCAGAGATTGTTGATGCACAGATAATTGATATTATAGTTAATACTACATTTAAATACAATCCTCGTGCAACAACTAAAACTGTATCTGAATTAGAAACACTTGTAAGAGCTGCAATCATTACACATGACAGTACTTACCTTAGTGGGTTTGACAGTATCTTTAGGCACTCAGTTCTAACATCAGATATAGACAGTGCAGAATCTTCGATTCTTTCGAATATAACAACTGTTAAACTTAGAAAAACAATTAGCCCAACTCTTGGTCAATCTTTAGGATATACTGTAGAGTTTGGAGATGGTAACTCATTCTACAGTCCTCATATTGGACACAACAAACATGGTGGTGGTATAACTACCACAACAGGATTTAAAGTATCTGGATTTACAGATACATACTACTTTGATGATGATGGAGAAGGTAATCTCCGAAGATATTCATTAAGTGGTTCAACAAGAGTTTACGCCGATAGTCAAGCAGGAATAGTTGACTATACAAATGGTAAAATAACTGTAAATGGAATAAACATAATTGAAACATCTAATACAGATGGTTCAATATTCTTTACAGTAATTCCGAATTCATATGACAGTGTTGCATATAGAAGTAATCTTCTAGACATCAATACTTCATTGATAAGTGTGACTGGTGCAACAGACACCATCGCATCTGGTGATACGAGTGCTGGGGTGGGATACACATCCTCATCTAGTTACTCCTAAACTATGATTCATGTATATGCATGAAGTAGAATTCCCACAATTATGTGGGTTTATAATAATGCTAAATTTAAGAGGAAACTAAAATGGCAGATAAAAAAGTAACAGCCCTAACAGACTTGGGTACAGGTATAGCAGGTGAAGACTTGCTACATGTTATTGATGACCCTTCTGGAACTCCAGTAAACAAAAAGGTGTCAGTCAGTAATGTAATTAACAACCTTCCAGACTACATTGGATTTGCACAAGCAATGGAAACAGTGTCATTCTCTGGAAGTGCTATAACAGCAACAGCAGGTGTGTGGGGTCATTCAATTACTTCGCATTCTTCTGGTACATCAACTCTTGCATTACCAAATGGTTCTACAGGACAAATTAAATATTTTGTTCTTGCCAATGATGGTGGTGCTGATGTTGACATCGACCCTTCTGGTACATTAAGTGGTGGAACTAAGGTAACACTTAGTGCTACTGGTGAATCAGTAGTCATGATGTACAGTGGTACTGCATGGTTCGTTATAGGCGGACATGGGTTTGTTGTTTCATAAGGATAATTAATAATGCCGATTCTCAACGATAGGATAGTAGACCAAATTGATGAACTCTTACCAGAGTATATCAGTGAAGAGGGACAAGGACTCAAAAGGTTCATGTCTGCATACTTTGACTTTCTTGAGAAAGGTATCCTTATACACAAACAAGGAACAGACCTTGATACAATAGGTTTAGAAGATGGGGAAGGTGCAATCTTACAAGAGAATGCAACCTTCTCTCCTTCTCCTATTTCTAGTGCAAAGATTCTAAAAGAACAGTTAGGTATAGGTGAGGGTTCAGCTCCACAAACTGGTTCTTGGGAAATAGGTGAATATGTAGTTGGTTCAACATCTGGTGCAACTGCAAGAATCGATGTTATTGGAAACACATCCAATAAACTATACATCGAAGTATTTACCGAAGCACAATTTTTACCAGATGAAACAATCGTTGGTCAGAATAGTGGATACACTGCAAAGGTTGATTCCTTTGAAGGTGGTGCATTGTTCGCTGCAAACAATCTGTTAGACTATGCAGATGTAGATAAGACAACAGGGGACTTTTTGGAATACTTCCGAAAAGACTTCATGCCTTCGATTGACACAAAAATAATTGCAGATAAAAGATTACTTGCAAAACATATTAATAACATCTACCTAGCAAAAGGTAGTATGGCATCATACGATTTCTTATTTAGAATTCTGTATGGTGAAGACATAACAATCGCATATCCTAGAGATAATATGATTGCACCATCTCAATCCAAATGGCTTGAGTATACAGTCATACATTTACATTCTACAAAAAACCTACTAGACTATTCACAAGGAAAAGTAGTTAAGAAAGATAATGAAGGAACAGTAGTAACTGAAATACAAGCAGATACAATTAGTAGAGTTCAAGCATCTGGTGAAGGTGATAATGTTTATAGAATCACTATTATGGAGCCATATACAGGTTCATTAAATATTGGTGATACAGTAGAATTACAATCAAGATACAATAGTTTAAAATTTCATAATGCAACTGTTAGAGGTATCGTATCAAATTTAGATGCGACCGATGGTAATGTTCTTCTAACACTTGAGTCTGGAACAGGAACAGGATTTGTTTCATCAGAATCAGATAATACAGAAGCATTTCAAATTGAACATGAAGAAACAGGAAGTATACTTCTTCTGGAAGAAGGAACACAATCAGACAACAGTCTAAATGAAGTTCATGGAAAAACTCCAATATTAGTTTTAGAGACAGTAAACACCACAAGTACAACAGCAGTAATTGGTGGTTCAATGAAATCCGAAGAAGTATCAAGAGGTTCATTATATTCTCCATCTGATAATGTTCCAATCAATTTACCACAATCAGAACTTGGTGTTGGTAAAGTTGCAAAAGCATTAGTTGGTACTGTTGAAGATGGTAAGGTAGAAAAAGTAATAGTAGACCCATCAAACACAGGACAGGGTTATGATGATGGAGACTTAGTTGTATTCGATAACAGGGATTCTGGTGGTACACTTGCACGAGGTATAATAACATCTGTTTCTGGAGATATTCTTTTAGAAAGTGGAACTACATTTGGTTCATTCGAATTTGTTGCAACTGCTGGTCAAACTACATTTAGTGGAAGAGATAAACATAATGAACTTTTAGTTTATGACCCAGAAAAAGTTATGGTCAGAGTTAAGAGAACAAACCAATCTCAAAGTATTGCAGCTCAAGGTGGTAATGTTACCTTTACAAATTTTGAAGAAGTAAGAGGAAGTGCCAATGTTGGTCTCAATGGAAACTCTATAGTATTTACAGGAACTTATGCAAACGCTTCTCATGCAAATTATGTGGGAAGTGCTGGTACTATCATCGAAGTGTTTGCACAACCAGAAGAAACAACTTTAATTTTAGAAGATGGATTACAATCAACTGGTGAAGATAAAATTCTTTATGACCAATCTGGTGCAAACCCAACTGGTGCAATCTCAAGAGTTAGAGTTACAACAAGTGGAGTTGGGTATACTAAACTTCCAAAAGCATATCCAGGCGGAGAAGTATTCTATAGTGAAGACTTAGATTATGTTTCAACAATTGAAAAAGCAAATTTTGCAATAGGAGAAACAGTTACATCTGGAACTACAACTGGTGTTCTGGTTGACCATGACAAAGGTGCAAAGAAACTTATCATAGGTAAACTCCAAACTACAACTGATACTACAACATTTGGTGTAGGTGATACAATCACAGGTAGTTCTTCTGGTACAACTTGTACAGTAGTCCAGAACAGTTTCACAACAGGAAAGGGTGCAAAATTATTAGCATATGGTAAGTCTATTGGAACTGTAGGTGAACTTAGAATAATAGATGAAGGAAACCATTTCGATAAATCAAATGGTATAACAAACTTCACAAACCATTTTATAATTGGTAGACAGTCTGCACAACCAGTTCTTAATACTACTATAACAGGAGATGTTAGTGGTGCAATTGGTACAGTTGTAAATATTGATGGTGACAGAAATATTCTATCAATAAATTTAACAAGTGGTGTTTATAGAATAGGAGAACAATGTACTGCATCCGATGGAAAGACTTTCCAGATATTAGAAGGTAATCCAGCAACAGCAAGTGCAAAACAAAATACTATTGCAAAGATTGATGGAAACTATACAAGTGATATAGGTTTCCCTTCTGTAACATCACAAAGAATACAAGATTCAAAATTCTATCAAGACTTCTCATATGTAATTAAGGTTGGACAAAGTATTAACAAATATCGTTCAGTCGTTCAACAGTTATTAAATCCAGCTGGAACAATCTTCTTTGGTGAAGTTGCAATTACAAACAACCTTGATGGTAGTGCAGAAACATATAGAAGTGGTTCTAAGACAGAAGGATTTGATGGAGATAGAATTACAAGGTCATTTGTACCAACACTTTATATTGGTTCTAAGATTGACCCAGCAAAAATTATTTTAGAAGAAGGAACAGTTGCATCTGGAGAAGAAGATGTATTCTATGCAGAAGAACAAAATATAATTTTAGAATCTGGAGAAGGTGTTGCAGTTACAGAAAGATTCCTTGCAGATGATAAAATAAAACTAACACTAAACAATGGTGGAATGTCTCCAGCAGGTTCAACATCATTCCAAGTTGGTGAAACAGTAACACAGAATTTGTTTAAGACTGCAAGTGGAGACATTGCAACAATTCAAGGTAGAGTAGTATCTATAGATGGTAACGATTTAATCGTTGACCAGATTAGACCAGATAATACTGCAATCAAACAATTCACAGTAGAAGGACAAAGAGGTGGTGTCTGGGGACTATTCTTACCTACAGGTGCATTATGGAAAACCAATCAATCTGATACTACAATAGAATATGTGCATGGTGTTATTGGTGAAACCTCTGGTGTTAAATCACATGTTGCAACAGTAGTAAACAATAGTACTAAAACAGACCAAGGCTCTGGACAAGCATTTATTATTGGAGAGGATATTACAGAATCCGATGTTGGATTATACGATAGAATTATTCGTGCAAATGTAACTGCACATGGACATAAGGTAGAAAAAGAAATAGAGATATATCCTCATTATGCACATCACAGATTATATTATACTACATTGAATAATGCTTTGTCAATAGGACAAACAATTAAAAACAATGGTAAGTTAGGTCGTGTCATGGAACACGATACAGTCAATAAGTTTATTATTGTTTGGTCTGGGTCAGATTCATTTGGTGCAAACTTAGGAAGTTTCAACACAAGTGCAGTAACGAATGAAGCAGGAAACACAACTCACTTTACTGCAACAGTAGTAGAAGAACATCATGTACATGAAAGAATAGTAGACTTCTCTGTAGGACATAACTCTCCAGTATCAGTTCCAAGTAGACCATCAACAAGTATTGATACAAATGCATTTGCTCATAAAACTTCTGAGTACTACGAAGGTGCAAACAGACAGCACAGAAAGAACATCACAATTCTACAAACCTTTGCAACTGCAAATACAAGGTCTGGTAGAACATTAACGATTGTTCCAGATATCAATGAATCTGTAAATCAACATGGTAAAAGAGGAAGTGGTGCAACAACTGCTATAGTACAAACAGGTGGATTGGATTGGGGTGAATCAATTAAGAATGCTGGTAGAGATTCTATAATTAACAACCTTGCAGTAGGAAATAGTAATCATCTTGTTCCATCCGATGCAAAACGAATTAACTCAGTTGCAAATATTGATGAAGAATATATTGTAACAGAAGATGGTGCATATCTTATAGAAGAAATAGACAATGGGTTCTTAATGATAGAACCAGAGGCTGCAGAAAACATTTATACAACAGATGGTAAATACTATACTGGTATTCTTTGGACTGTAGACCCAACAGAAGAAATCACATTAGAGAGTGGTACTAATGGTGATAGACTTGCATTAGAAGATGCAACAGATATAGAAACACATGAAAGATTTGTGACTGAAAGGTCATTTAACTTGGGTTCATACTTTATGAAATCCGAAGTACAAGATACACTTGTATATGAGGATGGTACAAGGATAGTCCAAGAAAATGCAATATCATTTGGTGAACCAGTCGAAAGACTTGGCCCAACACTAGGTGACCTTGCAAAAATAGGGTTCTCTCAATCCCTTAAATTTGAGGAAAGGATTACACAAGAAGGTGGAGATGATATACTCATGGAAAATGAGGGTGGTAAACTACTTATAGAAGCTCCATATGAAGGTGTTAAAATTAGTGATATAAGTACCTTATATCCAAATAGAAGTATTTCTGATTTACAGGAACACAGTGGAAGAAGTATGATACTAAATTATCCTGCTTCTGTACAATCTGGTGTATAAATACATATAAATACTTAATAGAAAATATTTTTTAACTTAGAGGAAGGAAAAAATGGCAGCGATTATTACAGAAAAATTCAGACTGCACAACGCAAAGGAATTTAAACAGAGTGCTACCGAAACTGGTAATGCAATGTATATGTTTATTGGAAGACCTATTGCGTGGTCAGATGATAATAATCCACCTACTCCAGTTGACTCTTTAAACGATGAGTATGATGCATATGCAAATATGACAGCTTTGAAGAAAGTTTCATCAACAGATGTAAGTCATGCCATTATCCGAAGAGACTGGACAAGTGGAACAAAATATGATGAGTATAGACATAACTACTCATCAAGCAACACCGCAACTAGTGGTGCAACAACTTTATGGGCATCAACATTTTATGTTGTAACCAGTGATTATAATGTATACAAATGTATATCTAATAATGGTGGAGTAGGAAACTCAACAGTAATGCCTGTAGGAACAGGAACAGCCCTAATAACAGGGGCAGACAATTATACATGGAAATATATGTATTCTATTTCTGCATCCGATGTTATTAAATTCGTAACATCAGACTTTATACCAGTTAAAACACTTGGTAGAAAAGCTGCAGTAGATGGAGAAGTTGCTGGACTAGGAAGTGCAGCTGCAGATGATAACTCTGCACAATGGGATGTAGAAGAAGCTGCTGTTGATGGACACATACTTCATGCAAGAGTGAAGGCTGGTGGAACTAACTATGGTTCAGATGGACAGTCAAATGTTGCAATAAGTGGTGATGGTCAAAATGGACAGATTAGAGTAACAGTATCATCTGGTGTAATTACAGCAGTATCAATTCAAAATATTGGTTCTGGTTACTCAGTTGCAAGTATAGATAATACTGTACTTAAAACTGCAACAGGTGGTGGTTCTGGTTCTGGTGCTGACATTGAAATAATTATCAGTCCTAAGAATGGACATGGTTCAGATGCAGTAGAAGAATTAGGTGGAAACTATGTCATCGTAAACTCTCGTTTAGAATATGCAGAGGGTTCTGGTGACTTCCCAACAGATAACGATTTTAGACAAATAGGTTTGATTACAAATCCAACTAATATAGCTTCAGATACTTTATCAAGTGCAACAACACTAAGTGCATTAAACAGATTCACTATGAATAGTAGTGCAACATTACCAGTAGTAGATGACTACATTGCAAATGCTGGAACAGTCGTTTCTGGAACTGCTGTAGGAAGAGTAGTATCAGTAGATGCAACTAATAGATATGTTTATTATCTACCAGCAGTTGATTCAGTAGGAAACTACAATGTATTTGCAAACAGTAATACAATACATGCTGGAACAGCATTAGGTTCTCTTGCAAGTAAAGGTAACCTTGAATCTAGTAATGCAGTAAGTAGTGCATACCCAGAAGTAAAAAGAAATTCTGGTGATATAGTATATCTAGAAAATAGGGGTGCAGTAGCAAGGGCTGCTGACCAGATTGAGGACATCAAACTAATAATTGAAATGTAGGATAACTAACAGTGGCTCAAAAAACAGACCTAAATGTTAGTCCTTATTATGATGATTATGCAGACTCGAAGAATTTTCATCGAGTTCTGTTTAAACCATCTGCTGCAATACAGGCTAGGGAACTAACACAATTACAATCAATACTTCAAAACCAAATTGAGAGGTTTGGTTCTCATATCTTCAAAGAAGGTTCAATCATTCTTGGAGCAAGAACTAACTATGATAATCAATACTTTGGAGTAAGGGTTGAAGACATTAATCCAAATGGAGCTGGAGTTCAAGCAACAGAATCTTTTCGTGTAGATTCAATTGGTAAATTTTATCAAGGAGAAACTTCTGGTGTTGTAGGTAAGGTTGTTAATACAAGTCAGAAGACATCTGATGACCCACTAACATTACATGTTAAATATCAAAGAACTGGTAACTCTGGTTCTACATTCTATACAGAATTCCTAGATGCAGAAACATTAAATGAAGTAACTCAAGACTCAAACAATCTTGGTGGTTATTCTTCTGCATCATCAAACAATCAATTCAAAGTTTATTCAATAGCAGGGTCTACAAATGTAGGTTCAATGGTTGGTTCAGCTGCAAATATTTCAGAAGGTATTATATACACCAGAGGAATGTTTGTCAGAGTACCAGAACAAACTCTTATCTTAGAGAAGTATTCTAACTCTCCATCCTACAAGGTTGGTGTAGATGTTGCAGAAACACTTACATCATATTCCGAAGATACATCATTGTTAGACAATGCACAAGGTTCAACAAACGAAAATGCGCCTGGTGCTGATAGATTAACATTAACAATGACCCTTGCAAAGAAAGCAATAACTGCAACAGACTCGACAGACTTTATAGAGTTAATGAGACTATCTGCTGGTGAAGTAGTTAAAAAACAAGAGATTACAGAATACAACAGACTCCAAGAAACAATGGCAAGAAGAACATTTGATGAGTCTGGTGATTATACATTACAACCATTTACAATGTCTTACAGAGAACATTTAAATGATTTATCTAACAATGGTGTTTATACTTCAACAGATACACCTTCTGGAAATGCAAATAAATTTATTTCAGTAATATCTTCTGGTAAAGCATATGTTAGAGGATACGAGATAGATAAACAAGTTCCTACATTTTTAACCTTTGATAAAGCAAGAACAACACAATCAAAAAATAATGTTGCATCTGCATTTAGGATTGGAAACTTTTTAAAGATTGATACAATCTATGGTTTACCAGATATAAGTGCAACTGGAGATTCAAATGCATATTCAGAGATAGGATTATATGATACTGCTGGAGCAAATGTTGCTGGTAATGGAAGTGCAAATGGAAGTTTAATTGGTTATGCAAGAGTAAGAGCATACGAACAATTTGATACATCAAGTGATGCATTGTATTTATTTGATGTACAAATGTTTACTCAATTAACAACTGCGTCAGTTTCACTTGCAAAAGGACAAAAAGTTAAAGGAACTACTTCTGGTGCAACAGGTATTGTTGCAGAAGCAGTATCAAGTGGAACAACAGTAAAATTACATAGTGTTGTTGGAACATTTAATACAAGTGATACATTAAGAAAACATCAGAACTCATCTGGTGGTGTAGCAGTTAGTGCAATTAGAAACTACGATATAGGTAGAATAAGAAGTGTGTTCCAAGACAGAGGAACAGGAAACTTCCAAGAGTTTGGTGCAAATGTCGTATTAGAAGACAACCAAACATTAACAGGTAGTGGAACAGTCACATTAGATGGTGATTCAAGTAACGATACTATACAGGTATTTCATCTAGATTTACATCTGAACTACAAGAAGGTGACAGTTTACTATTAGCAAACAATGCAACTACTACAGTTGTAAGTGTTGCATCAGACACATCTGTAACAGTTACCGATATTACATCTGGAACTTCTGGAACTATTAGTGGTAACATCGTAAGACAAAGAGCAAAATTTTATAAACAAGACCAAACAGTTGCAATCTCTGGTTTACCTAATAATGGAATTAAAGAAATTACAGGTATCGAAACAGAAATCGTAAGAAGAATGGTTGTAACAACATCCGATGGTAATGGAGATGTTACAGTATCATCTACAGATGGTACTTTCGTTGCATTTAGTGATGATGATTATCATGCAGTAGTAGAAACTACATCAACAGCTTCAAGAACTCCGATTGCCCTAACTTCTAGTAATGTAACAATTAACAATGGTGCAAACAGTGGTTCAGTTGTAATAGATGTTGGAGTTGCAAGTAAAACTTGTAAAGTTATCGTAACAGTTCAAAGAGGAACAGTAGCAGCTGCAACTAAGACACTTGTTAAGGGTGCATGTGCAGTTGTTAATACTGCAAACTCAACTACTAACTATGGTAATTCATATCAACATACAGATATAACAGTTGGTGTGGCAGATGTCTATGAGATACGAGGTGTCTTTGAGGGTGGTAATGCATTAAACCCAAGTGGTGATGGTGTAACTTTTGTAACTGCACCAACCCCACCATCATTTAGATATACTGCTGATGCTGGTAGTAATGCATTGTCTACTGCTGGAACAGAGATTGTAGGTAATGTTTCAAATGCAAGAGGTATTCTAATTGAGAATGACTCTAATGTTTGTTACTTCTACTATGTAGATGGTTCTGCAAAATTCCAAAGTGGTGAAGGTGTGACCTTTACAGATGGAACTGATAAAGCAGGAACGATTGGAAGTTTAACAGCAGGTTCAAAAGAGATTACAGATAACTTTGTCTTTGATGATGGTCAAAGAGATGGTTACTATGGTATATCAAAAATAACTAGAAAGAAAAATGCACCAACACCTAATGGCCCACTAATGATTGTATTTGATTACTTTACACATAGTGCTGGAAATACATTTAATGGTACATCTTATTCTGGTATGGAGATTGATAAAATACCAAACTATGTTGCAGATAGATTTGACCCAACTGCATCGTTTGATTCAGATGGTGACTTTGCACTTGCAGATAGTATAGACTATAGACCAGTTGCAGCTAGACTACTTGGAACTGCACCAAATAATAATGTGGATAGTCCACAAAATATTTCTGGTATTTCAACATATCCATTCTCATATGGGTCAACTACATTTGAAGGAAATGGTTCATTAAGTAATGACCTTGCAAAAATAGGTTCTAATATAACATTAGACTATGACCATTATCTTCCTAGAAAAGATAGAGTATTCTTAACTTCATTGGGTGAGTTTGTTGTGGTTACTGGTGAACCATCAGACAGTCCTAAGAAAGGTGCAAAAATTGATAATGCAATCGAGATTGCAGAAGTGTTTATTCCAGCATTTACTCCAGATGTGGGTGAAGTAGAAACAAAATTAATTCAACATAGAAGATATACCATGAGAGATATAGATGGTATACAAAGAAGATTAACACAATTAGAAACAGCAGTTTCTCTTTCTATGTTAGAAGAAAAAACAGAAACATTACAGGTTTTAGATGATGAAGGATTTGACAGATTCAAATCTGGTTTCGTTGTAGACCCATTTAAAGGTCATGGTGTTGGAGATGTATTCCACCCAGACTATGGTATTGCAGTAGACCAAAGAGAAGGTATTGCAAGACCAGCTCACAGAACAAATTATTTTGATTTAGAATTTAATAGTGGTGTTTCATCAAACATTACAAAGAGTGGTGATTTGTTAACATTACCATTCACAGAAACAAATTATATCTCTGCAAATAAAGCATCACAACAAGTCAATGTTAACCCATATGATGTTGCAAACTTTGTAGGAAGATTAGAACTAAGTCCAGACAAGGATGTCTGGCATGACATGGAACAACTACCAAGTATTACAAGTTCTCAAGAAGGTAGTTTCGATGCAGTACTTGCTGGGGTTGAATTAGGAACAGTCTGGAATGATTGGCAACAAACATGGTCTGGAACTCCTATAGTCACATCAAATTCAGACAATGTACTAGAAGGTGCATTTCAAGGTATTGAACCAGAAGAGTTTGAAGTAGTCAGAGGTGGTCGAAGAGGTGGAAGAGGTAGAAGAAGAATTCCTAGAGGAAGAGGAAGAAGAGCAGTTACAACTACAGTCACCAGAACAATACCTACAAGAGAACAAAGAACAGGTATCATAACTAACATTGTAGAAGACATAGTAACAACAAGAAACGATAGAGTGGTTGGTGTATCTGCTGTTAACTTCATGAGAACAATTGATATAACAATTACAGGTGAATTGTTAAAACCAAATACTGCATTGAATGTATTCTTTGATAACATTCAAGTCAATGCACATTGTACTCCAGCATCTGCAACTTATGGTGTAGGTGGTGCAACTGCAAAAGGAACACAACTAGTAACCGATAACAGAGGTAAACTAAATGCAACATTTACAGTACCAAATGATGATACACTAAGATTTGAAACTGGTGTTAGAACATTAAAGGTTACTGATACTACAACAGTAGATAGTGCATTGTCAACAACTTCTGCATTTACAAACTTCATGGCAAATGGTTCGTTGACATCACAACAAACAGAAATTATAAACACAAGAAATGGTAGATTAGTTCAAGAGTCAGTAAGTGAAAGTAGAGCAAACCAAGTAACTACATCTAATACTACAACAAGATGGGTTGACCCACTTGCACAATCGTTCTTAGTAGAACAAGAAGAAGGTGTCTTTATTAATTCAATCGATGTATTCTTTAGTGCAAAAGATGCTGGTGGATTACCAGTAACATGTTCAATTAGACAAATGTTAAATGGTTCACCTACACAGAAGATTATGCCTTTTGCAGAAAAGACATTATATCCAAGTGAGGTATCAGTAAGTGCAAATGCACAAACATCAACTAAGTTCTCATTCCCATCACCAGTTTACTTAAATCCAAATACAGAATATTGTTTTGTACTTGAGTCAAACTCAAATGCATACTTAACTTGGGTTGGTCAGATGGGTGACTTTGATATTCATACAAAAGAACCAATTGATAAACAACCATATGCTGGTGTATTATTTAAATCACAAAACAGTTCAACTTGGACACCAGAACAAATGCAAGATTTGAAATTCAATATCAATCGTTGTTTATTTAATACTGGTGGAACTGCTGTATTAGAAAATAAAGCAATCCCAAGTAAAAAATTAAAATCTAATCCAATAGAAACTATTAGTGGAGATAGAGATAGACTTAAAGTTCATCATCAATCACATGGTATGTACGACCAAGATTCTAATGTAACAATTTCTGGAGTAGAAGGTGATAAGGATAATGGTGTATTATCAGTAACTTCAAGTGCATCTGGAACAGGTGTGGTTAATACTTACACAGGTGTAAGTGGTACTGCAAGTGGAAATGGTTCTGGTGCAACATTTGATATTACACTAGACACAACTACAAGTATTAGTTCAATTAAAATTAACAACCCAGGCTTTAACTATGCAGTTAATGAAACAGTTACAATTAGACAAGATTCAGTCGGTGGTTCTGGTGCAACAACATTCTGTGTAATAACAGTTGCATCTATAGAAGACACTTTGGGTGGAATACCAATTGGTAAAATTAACACAACCCATACAGCATTCCAATCATTTGATATGGATTCATATGAGGTTAATATAAGTTTAGGAAATCATCTTGGTGCAACAGAATCAACAAGAGCAGGTGGAGATAATGTATTTGCATCTGAGAATATGTATTATGATGTTATTCATACTTTAGTACCAAATGTTGTTTATCCTAAAACTACATTAACATCTAATATGTTTAAGACAAGTACAGGTGGTGTAAATGCAAACACAACTGGTAATAGTTATGTTAAAGCATCTTCAAGTCAAACATTAGTTTTGAACGATAATAACTTTATGGTAACGCCAGGAATCGTTGCATCACAAATCAATGAAACGAATGAAATGGCATCTGTAAAATCATTTAGATTAAGTCTTGGATTGACTTCCGAATCTAACTTTGTATCACCAGTAATTGACTTAGGAAGTATTGGTGCAAACACAGTTATGAACAGAATTAACCATGTTAGTTCTGCAAGTGACCTTGCAGTTAATACACCATTGGTTGATGGGACACAACCAGATGGAGATAACAATGCAGCTATCTATTGTACAAGATTAGTACAATTAGAAAATCCAGCATCACAACTAAAAGTAATCTTTGATGGATTCAGAGCAGCTGGAACTGCTGATGGTGAAATTAAAACATATTTCAAACTATTAAAAGCAGATAGTACATTACCTATTGAAGAATTAGGTTGGACAGAATTTGCAACAACAAATGTACCAGATGCAGACTCAAGTAAGTTTAGGTCATATGAATATGATGCAACTAACCTAGAAGAGTTTGTAGGGTTCTCAATTAAAATTGTAATGAAGAGTAAAGATACAACAATGCCTTGTGCAATCAAAGCATTTAGAGGATTAGCACTTGCATAAGAAAGTAAAAGGACATGACCATCTAATTAAAGATGAGTTTAGTAAAGCAGTTATAAATACTGATACAGAAGGTTATGCTTTATATAAAAAGAGAAGAACTCTCATGCAAGTAAAGAATAATGAAATACAGGAATTAAAATCAGAAGTATCAGAATTAAAGATAATGATGACAAAAGTATTGGAAAAAATGTAAATGGCTAAAAGTGTAAGTAATAACGAAACCTTAGAAGTTTTAAGACAGTCTTATAACGACCTCGTAAATGAGGTTGGTGGATTAGGAACGCTTAGAACAAATCAAAAATCTACATTGGTAGATTCTATCAATAGTATTATTGACCAATATTTTTATTTTCAAGATTTTGAATATGATGGGTCAGATGGTTCAAGTTCAAATAGAACATTTAGTGGAAACGACAACTTTGGAAACTCATTAAACTATTCAGTTAACAGATTACTAGTATTTAAAAATGGTACACTACTCAGAAGTGGTACAGACTACTCTGCAGCTAATGGTACAAGTATTACTCTTGCATCTTCCGCTGCAAACTCAGATATTATAAGAATTACATCTTTTACTGGTTCATACGAAGGTATTGCTGGTACTACTGCAGCTGCTACAACTCAATGGACTAAGACTGGTGCTGGTTCTATTTACAATCACGATACTACTGCTGGAGTTGTTATTAACTCAGATGCAACTAGTGTTGTTACAACACCAGCAAGTGGATATGGTATTCAACTAGAATCCGATGGTTCAAACATTTATTTAAATACTGGTGGAACTTCAAAAGAAGTATTTGTAAATGGTAATTTAAATTTAACAAGTGGTGCAACCATTAAAGTAAATGGTTCACAAATAACTGCATCAGATTTATCTGGATTTAGTGCAAGTACAAGAGGTCTTTTCTCTGCTGGTA